GTGCGCCACAAGGGATGCAGACGGTTGCGCCTAGTTACTCTAACCCGCTTGCAGGCGTACTTGGCGCAGCACTCGCAGGAAAGGCATTGCTGTCGTGAGTGGCGTAGAACCTCTTATTGCTGCCGAGGTTATTGGTTCTACCGCTGCTGCTGGTGCAGCCGAAGCCGCTGCTGCCGCTACTGCTGCTGAGATGGCTACTGCTGCTGCCGCCTCTCAGGCTGCCGCTTCTGCTGGAACTGCTGCCGCTGCCGCTGGTACTGCTAATCCATTTCTAGCGACTGCCTACGGTTCTTTACCTGGGATGACAATGGGTTCACAGCAAGCAGCAATGCTTGCAGCGCAGACAGGTGAGTTTGGTTTACCTGGGCTTATGTCTACAGGTGGTTCTGCGACTTATGCGGGTGCTGGTGGCCCGTTAGCTAAAATGGCTTTTTCCTCTGGATCGCCTACAGCTATGCGTATGGGTATGCAAGGCATGAATATGATGCAGCAATCAGCCCCGCAAGCACCACCTCCTCCAGGCATCAAGCGCGGACAAGTCCCGCAGGGTGTAGATTTCAACTCGTTGCTCGCTCAGCCAGTGCAACGCAAGCGCATCTCTCTGTTGTGAGGGCAAGATGGACGAATACTTAGCTCGATTGTTTGGAAGTCAACCGTCTTACATGGGGCAACTCATGGGAGCAGACGACGCAGAAAGGCTTCGTCAAGAAGCGCAGCGTCAAGGTCTATTAGGGACGGGTATCGGTTTACTTATGGCTTCTGGGCCTTCTGCACAACGCCAGAACATCGGGCAGATCATCGGTCAGGGTTTGATGTCTGGACAGCAAGCCTACCGTGGTGCTATGCAGCAAGCAGTGCAAGATCGTGTAACAGGGCTACAACTGCAACAAATGCAGAAGCAGATGCGGGCCGAGGCAAATCTTCCAGAGGTTCTAAGGGCTGGCATAGTAAGGCCCGTCACATCTCAGCAACGGTTTTCTCCTGACCTTGAAGCGATGGGCGTTTCTGAGCCTTATGAGGAACAAAAAACTTACGGTATGCCACGACTTGATGTCGAGCGTTTGCTGTCAGCCGCCGTTTCTAAGGGTGTTCCAATCGACAAGGCATTAACTGCTGCCAAAACCATACAAGGCGCAATGCAGCCTGAGACCAAAGAGGCTGGAGGCATCATTTATGAACGGATGCCAGACGGCAGCTTCCGCGCAGTTGCTGGCAAGCCTACTGTAACTAGCATCAAGAAAGGTGAGTCTTTGGTTGTTACTGATTTCCAAGGAAACACTCAAACGGTTATGGCTCCAACGCAACAAACTGGAACCAATGAGAATCCGTTTACTCCTCTGATACAAGGCGGCGTTATCCATCCTTCAATTCTTCCGTTTGCTTCGCAATTGCAGCGCAGTTTTGCAAACATGGACGAAGATGCGCTTAACAAAGCGATGGAGCGTTTGACGAGCATGAACTCGCAAGCGATGCAGCGTGAAGAATCAAGGCAGGATCGCGCAGCAACAACTGGATTAAGTAATCAACTCGTTCAATTAAGAATAGACGAAGCAAAGCAAAAGCAACTTCAGGCCCAAGATGGCAAGCCTTTGCCTGGGCCGGTTCTTAACGATCTCGCTAGCAAATCAGAAAACGCAGTCAACTTAAGAAGTCTGTCTAATAACTTCCAGGACAATTACGGCGGCTATCGCATGGACGCTTTAGGCAGAGGTGCGATTATGCTTGCCTTACGTTCTGATGATCCGGCTAAGAAAGATTTCGGTCAGTGGTGGCAACAATACGATCTTTTTGCAAACCAGATTAGGAATCAATTGTTTGGTTCCGCGCTTACCAGAACCGAGGCTTCTGCTTTTGAGTCAGCAATGGTTACGCCTGGGATGTCTCCAACGCAGATCAAAGCAAATCTTCAAAGGCAAGCTGAAGTGGCAGAAGGTGCGTTCAAGAAGATGTCTGAAGCTGCTTTGGCACAGGGATATAGCAGATCGGCAATTGAAGCATTAAGGCCAAATGTCATGCCGCAAGCACCAGTAGGTAATGAACAAGCACCGATCAAGGTCAACTCTAAGGCGGAATATGACCGGTTGCCTGTTGGTTCTGTGTATATGAACCCTGAAGGCCAAATACTTACTAAGAGGCGTTAATCATGGCTAACTGGTGGGATCAAGACCTTGTTTCAAGCCAAAAGCCTGAGCAAAAGCCATTATCTGCCGGACAGGTTGTAGAAGGCGCGATTACCAACTTTCCCAAGTCTTTAGGGAACGTCATTGGCGGTGTTGTTGAAGCCGTTACAAGCCCAATCCAGACAGCTAAAACAGTCATTGATCTTGGCGCGGGCATTCTGCAAAACATCCTCCCCGAAGGTATGGTTCGAGCCATTGGCGAGGATAAAGCCTCTAGGGAACTTGCAAACAAAGTAGGTCAGTTTTACACCGAGCGTTACGGCAGTGTAGAAGGCGCAAAGAAAGCCATTGCTACCGATCCTGCTGGAGTCCTCGCGGATATATCCACGGTTCTTACTGGTGGAGCAATGGTTGCCCCTAAAGCCGGTGGCGTGTCCGCAACGCTCGCTAAAGCGGCCTACGCAACAGACCCGCTAGTAGCCACAGGAAGAACCATTGCTGCCGGTACTGGGGCTGCTGGAAGAGGTACAAAAGCAGTCCTTGGGTCTACGACTGGCGTAGGAACGGAGGCAATCCAGCAGGCGTTTGAGGCTGGCAAAGCAGGAGGGCAGCAAGCTAAGTCTTTTACAGAGAATCTGCGGGGCAAGGTTGGAGCAACTGAAGTTCTCGATATTGCCAAGCAAAACCTGTCTGATATTCAACAGGCCAAGCAAGCAGAGTATCGCTCTGGCATGGTCAACATCAGAAACGACAAGACAGTCCTTGACTTTACAGGCATTGATAACGCGGTTAGCAATGCTATGGGCAAAGTGATGTACAAGGGTCAAGTTAAGAACGAGGCTGCTGCCAATCAATTAGGCAAAGCACAGACTTACATTGAAGAATGGAAGGCTTTAGACCCTGCTGAATACCATACACCAGAAGGTTTGGATGCTCTTAAACAGAAAGTTGGTGATGTACTAGAGGGTATTCCGTTTGAGGCTAAAACAGCAAGGACTGCGGTCGGAGAGGTTTACAACGCAATAAAGAGCGAGATAACCAAGCAGGCTCCAACCTACGCTAAGGTAATGAAGCAATACACGGATCAAAGCGATCTTATCCGTGAGATTGAACGTGCGTTGTCTTTAGGTCAGAAAGCCTCTGCTGACACCGCGATACGCAAGTTACAAAGCCTGATGAGAAACAACGTAAACACTAATTACGGCGAACGACTGAGGCTTGCAAGACAGTTAGAGCAGCAAGGTGGTAGGCAATTGATGCCTGCGCTTGCTGGACAGGCTATGTCAGACTTAACGCCAAGAGGCATTCAACGAGCGACTGCACCGATTACTAGCGGCATGGGCTTTATGGCCGGAGGGATTCCTTTGGCTGCGGGTACTGCGCTTGCGTCTTCGCCTAGAATTGTTGGAGAAGCAGCCTATGGCGTGGGACAATTACAACGTGGCTTGTTAGGTGCTAGATCAGCAGCCCCGAATATCCCGTATCAAGGATTGCTCAATATGCTTTACCAGACGCAGCAGCCGAAAGAGTTGATGGAGTAAACATGGCAAAGACAAAGATCTCTGAGTTTTCCTCAACTCCAGGCAATAATACCGACATCGACGGTATTGACATTGCCGAGGGTTGTGCGCCTAGTAACATCAACAACGCTATTCGGGAGTTGATGAGTCAGCTTAAGAATCAACAGGCTGGACTCGATGGCGATACCTTCACAACGAACGATGTCCTTACGGTCTCAGGTGTCACGGCTAATGCAGGCCGAGTAAGGTTTGGCGAGGATGCTGATAACGGCTCTAACTACATAGAACTTCGTGCTCCTGCGACTATCTCGTCTAATACGGCCTTTGTTTTACCTTCCGCAGATGGTTCTGCTAACGCAGTCTTAGGCACAGACGGAGCAGGCAACTTATCGTTTTCCAGTTCTACGGGGACAGGTGACGTTGTACGCGCAACATCACCATCCTTGACAACCCCTAACCTTGGTACTCCTTCTGCCGCGACCTTAACTAACGCGACAGGTCTACCCATCTCAACGGGTGTGTCTGGCTTAGGTTCAAACGTAGCCACAGCATTAGCCGTTAACGTAGGCTCTTCTGGAGCCTTCACGACCTTTAACGGCGCGATGGGAACACCATCGAGCATTACCCTTACCAACGCCACAGGGATGCCTCTATCGGGCGTTACGGGTTTGGGAACGAACGTAGCAACTGCGTTAGGCATAGCAGTAGGTTCTTCTGGCGCATTTGTCACAACATCGGGGTCTGGTGCTAGTGGTAGTTGGAATATCAACGCAGCAACAGTAACCAACGGTGTCTATACGAACGGGTCTTATGCCGACCCTGCGTGGATTACCTCACTGTCTGCAACCAAGTTAACCGGTTCGATTCCGATCTCTGCTGGTGGTACTGGTCAGAGTGCTAAAGACGCAGCCTTTAATGCTCTGGCTCCAACGACGACAAAAGGCGACATCATTGCTAACTCAGGGACGACGAACATTCGCGTTCCTGTAGGCACTGATGGGCAGATCCTTATTGCTGACTCAACACAGACAAGCGGTGTTAAGTGGGGGTCGGTAACGGGCGCAGGAACGGTTACATCGGTAGGGATTACACCTCCAGCGTTCTTGACTGCAAGTGCTGCGATTACTTCTTCAGGAAATATCTCGCTTACCTACAACGGCACAGCGATTCCTGTTACGTCTGGCGGAACGGGTCTTAACTCGTTAGGTGCTGCCCTTCAGGTTCTACGCGTTAACTCAGGTGGAACGGCTCTTGAGTTTGCAACGCTTTCGACTGGCGGTGATGTATCTGGCCCTGCTTCTTCGACAGACGCTCAGCTAGCGATCTTTGATGGCGGCACAGGGAAAGTCATTCGTGCAGCCACAACCACGGGTGTCTTAAAGGCAACCTCTGGTGTCGTAACTGCGGCTTCTGCTGGAACGGATTACATAGCCCCAGGTGGAGCATTAGGAACACCTTCTTCCGGTACGTTAACCAACGTCACAGGCCTACCAATATCCACAGGCGTGTCTGGCTTAGGCACAAATGTAGCGACTGCACTTGGTGTAAGCGTAGGGTCTGCCGGAGCCTTTGTCCTTAACGGTGGTGCGTTAGGAACCCCGACATCAGGAACCCTAACCAACGCCACAGGACTTCCCGTTTCTACGGGCATATCAGGACTAGGAACTAACGTAGCGACTGCTCTAGCGGTCAACGTAGGTTCTTCTGGTGCTGTCGTTGTGAACGGTGGTGCGCTAGGCACACCTTCGTCTGGTACGTTGACTAACGCCACGGGATTGCCCTTAACGACTGGCGTTACAGGAACGCTGCCTGTAGCTAACGGAGGCACTGGGTTAACTGCATTAGGCTCTGCTAATCAATACCTGAAGGTTAACTCTGGTGGTTCTGCGCTTGAGTTCGCAACCTTAACGGCAGGTGATGTTTCTGGGCCTAGTAGCGCAACAGATAACCGTATTGCAAGGTTTGACGGTACGACAGGCAAACTGCTTCAAAACTCAGCCGCAACAATCACAGACACCGGACAGGGTTCTTTTGTTGGCTATATGCAGGTTACGGCCAATACGGGAGCAGGGACTTCTGGATACCTTGAACTCCAGTCAGCAGACGCAGGATCAGGCACAAAGACGCTACGTCTACAACCATCTAGTTCTGCATCCACCTCGACACAGACCTACACGTTCCCAACATCGTACGGAACGAATGGAAATGTCCTTACGTCTGACGGGTCTGGTGGATTATCTTGGGGTGCTGCTGGCGGCAATCCTGCGGGATCAAACACTCAGATTCAGTTTAATTCTTCTGGTGCGTTTGGTGCTTCTGCAAACCTTACTTGGGACGGTTCTAACGTCCAGCTAGGTGCTACAGGTGCGCTTCGTCTAGCGGATCTTGACTCAAGTAACTACATAGGCATCAAGGCTCCCAATACGTTAGCGTCTAACGTTACTTATACGCTTCCGAGTGCTGATGGTTCTAGTGGGCAGTTTCTTAAAACAAATGGGTCTGGCACTTTAAGTTGGGATTCGCCTGCTGGCGCTGGTGATGTAGTTGGCCCTGCATCAGCAAGAAGTGGTGGTATTGCTGCCTTTGACGGAACGACAGGCAAGCTACTTGCAGACGGGCCTTCGTTTGGGAATCTCTATTTTGTAACTTCAGCGAGTGGCTTGACTGGTTACTTGGCTAACAGTGGCCGTATTTATTCGCACTACGGGATTGAAATTAACGAAGCCTCTTCTTCAGGTAGAGGCTTAAAACTTAAGTACGACACATCAACCAATTCCGTAACATTACGCGCACCAAGTTCTGGTGGTAACTCTGAGTTTGTTTTGCCTGCTGGTTACGGAACAAATGGGCAAGTGCTTGTTACTGATGGCTCTGGTGGCCTTTCATGGACGTCGGTGGCAGGTACGGGCACAGTCACTTCAATTACGGCTGGAACTGGTTTATCAGGTGGCACGATTACTTCTTCTGGGACTATATCGCTAGCCAATACTGCTGTATCTGCTGGTTCGTATACCAACGCAAGTATTACGGTAGACGCGCAAGGCAGACTTACTTCTGCCAGCAGTGGAACCGCTGGAGTTTCTACGGGTAAAGCAATCGCAATGGCAATCGTTTTTGGCTAAGAGGACATCATGGCTGCTCCAAATATAGTAAACGTTTCAGCAATTTATGGGAAAACGGTAGGTGCTGCTCTTGGTACATCTAGCGCAGACATTCTTACTAACTCGTCTGGCAGCGGGAAGGTTTTTAAGATCAATGCCATATATATTTCTAACATTGACGGGTCAAGTAACGCAGAAGCAACGGTGACTTGGTATGACGCAAGCGCGACAACAAGTTACAACCTTGCAAAAACAGTTGTTGTTCCCGCTGACGCAACATTAGTTGTAGTTGATAAAGACGCGCAAATTTACTTGGAAGAAGGCGATAAGATTGCTGCTTTAGCTGGCACTAGCGGTGATCTTGAGATTGTTATTAGTTACGAAGATATTAGCTAGGAGTCGCCATGCCCAGAGGTAACGGCGGGATAATCGGCCCCGCAAATATTCCAAGCGCAAGCTCCGCTAAAGGTGTTTGGTCACTGATGGAGCAGATGATTGCTAAGAGTCAGGGCATCTGGCCTGTCACAGGCTACACAGTCGTCCAAACATTTACCGCTACGTCTACTTGGACTTGCCCTACTGGTGTTACAGAGGTTGATTATTTAGTGGTTGGCGGTGGTGGTGGTGGTGGTGGTGCTGGTGGCGGTGGCGGCGGCGCAGGAGGTTTTAGGACTGGTACTGGTCTTTCTGTTACCGCTGGAACTGATTACACAATTGCTGTTGGCGCATCTGGTTCTGGTGGAACATCAGGCTCCGGTTCTTCTGGAGGCAATACATACATTTCTGGATCGCCTATTGCAAATAGCCCATCATCGGGGAACCCATACACTAACGCTTTAGTTGCATATGGCGGAGGTGGTGGCGGCACTTTGGGCGCAGCTGGTTCTAACGGCGGTTCCGGTGGTGGTGGTGGTCAAGGAGCTGCAACGCCATCAACAATATCCGGTGGAACAGGAGATACACCAGCAGCATCATCTGCCGGTGGAAATGGCGCACCATCCGCTCCTGGGCAAGGTAAAAACGGAGGAACTGGACAACGGACAAATGTTAATGATTTTAATGGTGGGGGTGGCGGTGGTAGTAATGCCAATGGCACAAACGCTTCACCAAGTGGCGGTGGGGCTGGTGGTGCTGGTACTGCCACCACAATTACAGGTTCATCATTAACATTTAGCGGCGGCGGTGGCGGCGGGGCTGGGTATGCAACCAGCTCATCGGGAACTGGCGGAAACGGCGGGACAGGCGGAGGTGGAGGTGGTGCTGGTTATCCTTCTGGTGGCACAGGCGGCGGTAGTTCTGTGAACTCAGGTAGTAATGGTGGCACTGGAACAAACGCAGCCGGAGGCGCAGGCGGTACGAATTCTGGTGGTGGTGGAGGCGGTTCTGCTCACGCATCAGGTGTTGGCGGAAACGGCGGCTCCGGCATTGTTATCCTGAAGTATTTCGTACCAAACCAAACTGTATTTACGTTCAAAGGCACTACCACTTGGAAATGCCCGACAGGTGTTACCAGTATTGACTATCTTGTGGTTGGTGGTGGTGGTGGTGGTGGTGGTGCTGCTGGGAGTTCCGGTTCTCAAGGTGGTGGTGGTGGTGGTGGTTTTCGCACCGGCGTGGGATTGGCCGTTTCAACCACTGGGGGTGATGGCAGCGGAAATTACACTATTACCGTAGGTAGTGCAGGCGCAGCAGGATCTAGTGGAGTTAATGCTACTGCCGGAGGCGATAGTATATTTTCTACAATTACGTCTACCGGAGGCGGGAAAGGTGGTCAGCCCACTGCTTTGACTGCGGCTGGCAATGGTGGCTCAGGCGGCGGTGGCTCATATCAAAGAACAACGAAAGGCAACGGAAATACGCCTGCCGCATCTTCAGATGGTGGAAATGGAGCACCAGCAAACCCACAACAAGGATACGATGGAGGAACCGGAGGTGGTGGTTCACCAGGATTTAGCGGTGGTGGTGGTGGTGGATCTAGCGCAATTGGTGGTGATGGAACTGCTTCCAATGGTGGTGCTGGCGGCAGTGGAACTGCAAGCACAATTTCTGGGACTTCTGTAACTTATTCGGGTGGTGGTGGCGGTGGTTCTGGGGGAACTGGTGGCGCTGGTGGTTCTGGTGTAGGCGGGGCCGGTGGCTCATCTGCTGCGGGTTCAAATGCTCCTAATGCAAATACTGGAGGCGGCGGCGGAGGTTCAGGAAACTCTGGGACAGCATTGAGCGGTGGAAACGGAAGCTCCGGTATCGTAATTATCAAAATCAATCAATAACATGACTACAAAAACATATCGTTTTCTAGGTATTGACACAGCCATGCACCTGCTTCGTCCAGGTGCGAAGTGGGAAATATCAAACAACGTCTTTACTCGGTGGGATGATCCACGGCCATGCCCAAGCATAGAAGAAGTGTATTGGGTCATTGACAAGATCAGAGAGTTTGAGGACAGCATCCCTACGATCTACACAGACGAGCAACTGAAAGAGATGGGCATAGCTAAAGAGGAATTTGAACGTGCAGTTGCATAACCTATTCCCAACCCCTGTAGGCTTTGCAGAGCTTGGTAGGCCTCTGAGCGATGAGGAGTTGTTCTTTATTCGTGAACTGCCAACAAGACCCAACATGGGTAACACCACAAGCACAAACAACTTTGTACTGCGTGATCCTGCGCTGACCTCACTGCGTTCGTTCATAGAAGATAGCGTCTCGGATTACTTCAAAAGCACAGTCAATCCCAAGCACAACGTATCCCTACGCATCACACAAAGCTGGTGTAACTACAGCGAACCTGGGCAATACCATCACAAACACGCCCATCCCAACAGTTACATCTCAGGTGTGTTCTATGTGCAGACCAACCCTGATGACAGGATTTACTTCTACAAAGACGGCTGGCAGCAGATTAAATTCCCTCCCGACCAGTGGAACCCGTATAACTCTGAAAGCTGGTGGTTTGAGGCTTACGCAGGTCGCTTGATTCTCTTTCCTTCGTCGCTCACACATATGGTTCCAGAGGTCAAAGGCGAGGACACAAGAATCTCACTTAGTTTTAATACCTTTCCTGTCGGTGTCGTTGGGGAAGAGATGGATTTAACCGGATTGAAATTGGAGGCGTGATGGTTACTCAAGAACGCCTAAAAGAGCTGTTTGAGTATCGTGATGGGTTTCTGTATGCAAAGCAAGGCTATCAACCAAAATTTACGCCTATAAAGGGCGGCCATAGGTATATTAGGATGCGTGTCGATGGGAAAGTCTATCCGCTACATCGGCTTGTATTTTTGTACCACCACGGATATCTCCCCAAAATAACAGATCATGCAAACAATGACCGGTCTGACAATAGAATTGAAAATTTGCGAGACGTTACGCAAAGCCAAAATTGTTTAAACCGAAGGGTTCATGTCAACAATAAATCAGGAATAAAAAACGTTTATTTTGACAAAGGATGCAAAAAATGGAGCGTCCAAATAACGGTTGATAAAAAACGCAAATTGATAGGTTATTTTGAAGACATTGAATTTGCTGAATTGGTCGCTATTGAAGCAAGACACAAATTCCACGGAATATTTGCAAGAGGTTAATAATGGCTCATTTTTGTAAATTGGACGAAAACAACATCGTCACGCAGGTTGTCGTAGTAGACAACAAGGATACTTCAGACGCTTTCGGTGTCGAGAAAGAACACATTGGTGCTGCTCACCTAGAGAAAATCCTCGGTGGAACGTGGAAGCAGACGAGTTATAACGGCAACATCAGGAAGAACTACGCAGGCATTGGGTACACCTACCGAGCAGATATAGATGCGTTTGTGCCGCCACAGCCTTTTGCCAGTTGGATTCTCAACGCAGACGCGCAGTGGGAGGCTCCAGTAGCAATGCCAACTGACGGTAAAATGTACTCATGGGATGAAGATACTGTAAGTTGGATTGAGATGACATGACACCCGAACAGAAGTCAGACGTACTGGTAGAAGTTGCAAAAGCCACTCCTCCTGTAGCAATCACAACAGCCGTGACTGTTGGCGGTCTGACTCTGAATGAATGGGTGGCAGTTGCTACCTTGCTCTACATTGTGTTACAGTCCGGCTGGCTTGTCTGGAAATGGTTCCATGCCATAAAAGATAAGAAA